GTCGCCATTTTCATCCTCAAGAACGACAGTGGCTTGGCCTGCCTCAAAGCTATTAAGAACTCGGTTGCGGCCTCGGCGGATGGAAACGCGAAGGGCGATGTCACTTACATCAACGACATCTGCCGGCGCATCTGCCAAGATGCCCGTGCCAAGGGGGGTTGAAGGATCGTCAAGTAGAAGCGGGTTGCCAAAGGCAGGGCCATTTGCGAAGTCAATGCTGACTCCAAGAACGGGTGTTCCTGGCATTACAGACCGCCAACAAAGAGGATTGGCTTACCGCTTGCCTGCTCAAGCAAGATGCGCTGACGGATAGCATCTGCCAAATCTTGCTCTGTCTGCACATTGCCTGCGACATTGACATTGATGGTCATTCCTGCGTTGTCTGCCATACGGAAAGAGCCAGGGTCAAATTCAGAGGCCGAGCCACTAGAGCCAAAGGTTCCCATTGCGCGAAGTCTTGCTTGTTCATCGCTAAGAGCGCCAAGTCCTGATGTGCTAATAGAATCGGTCAAGGTATCGATGTGTTCTTTAAGTAAGACACTAATTGCTGTGCCTTTTTCTGTTGCATCTCTAAGTGATGTCAGTGTGTCAATTTGTTCTTCAATTTTGCCCTTTGGAATCGGTGCAGAAGTAGGATTGAAAGGATTTGGAACAAAGATTGGACCAGGGCCAGGACCAGGGCCAGGACCAGGGCCAGGACCAGGACCAGGGCCAGGAGTCATATTTTTTAAGGCGGCAAGGTAGGCATTTAAGGCTGCTAGGGCATTGCGCCAAGACTCGGCTGCTGCATCACCTGGCGAGGCATAACCTTTAGAAAGTGCAACTTGTAAGGCAGTGCCATCTTGCACTGTCTTGGCATAATCAAGAACGCCCTGACGGGTCATTCCCCACTTAGCCATCAATTTTTCAATTTCTTTGTCGTCTATCTTCTCGTCTTTTAGAGCGCGAGTAAAATCGACATACTTCTGAGCTTCTTCTTTTGTCAAACCCCACTTCATAAGAAGATTGACGACTGCGCCATCATTGACTTCAGTTGAATTGGCTGCATAGATGCGGGCGATGTATTCAAGGACTTGGTTTGTCGTCACGCCCCATTTTTGAGCAAGAACTGAAACTTCTTCATCGCTGATTACTGAATCCGATAATACAGTTAAGAGATCGGCGTATCGTTGCGCAGCATCATTGAGCTTCATCTGCGCTTCTAGGTGTTTCATAATTGCTTCAACTCGGCGGGCTTCTTCTAAGTTGCCTTGTCTTACAAGGTTTAATCGAGCCGCTTCAAGTTGAATTGGGTCTTTCTCAGTTGTCGGCACAACTTGAAATTGTTTTTTTAATTTTGCTAGAGCCTTCTCTGATGCAATTTGCTCTTTTGTCTTTTTAGTTACACCACCAGTTGAAACAATTAAAGCTTTGTTTTTAAGATTAGCATCAGCAGTTACCTTAGAGAGTTTGCCTAAATCTGCTAAGTGATTTTGGACAACTTGTGAGTTCTTCTGCATTGCCTCGGTGTTGTCTTCAATTGAGTCAGTCAGTTTTTCAAACGCATAGAAGGCTGTTAGCGCAGCGATAGCGCCAAGAGCAGTTGCACCACCAGTGGCGAAAGCAGTTGCAGCCCCTGCCTTCTTTGCAAAGAATGCCTGTTTTTTGAATAGTAAAATTAAGCCTGAAATGGCGGTGTGAATTGCCATAATACCTGTCACGATTTTAACGCCAACAAACATTCCAAAAAGCAGAGAACCTAGGGCTTGAATCACGCCGAGATTGTTTGAAATGGTCTTGAACATTTTGCCCAAAGCAATTGTTGCTTTGATTGCAAAATCAATTACATCGCCAAGGGTTTGCGCAATCTGATCCTTATTATTGGCAATAAATTGTTCGAATACAGGCAAGATTTGTGATTGAAAAACGGCTGCTAATTGTTCTAAAACAGGAATTAAGGCATAACCAAGCGTTTCAAGAGTGTCATCAAATGAAATACGAATGGCAGTCATTCGCCCTTCAAAAGTGCCTGCGCGGGTTGATGCGGCTCCTGCAAAGGTCTTGCCTAATTCTTTTAAGGCAGCATCAAGGTCTTTTGATTTCTTTATGTCGGCAGATAAGGGAACACCTAATTTTGTTAAAGCTCCAAAATTTCCGCCTATTGCTTTTGCAAGACTGCGAGAAACGCTTTGTAAATCTAGGCTGCTGCCAGCCGCAATATCTAAAGCTAGATTTTGAAGCGATTGGGCGGTGGTGACATCTCTTGTCGCGTTTAATAAAGTTGCTAAACTAGGTCTAAGCTCATCATCTGTAACTGCAACTGCTCTTTGTTGCGCCGAAATATAATCTTCAACTGAAGCTATTGCGGCTGCATTTGCGCCTGTCGTGTTGCGAAGGGCATTGGCAAGAAGTGCCTGTGACTTCTGATCCGCAATGGCTGCTTCAACGCCATCCTTGCCGAGCTTGATGGCAAGCGCCCCTGCTGCAAGTGCGGCAACGCCAAATGCCTGCGCCATCTTCTTGCCGGCATTGACGAAAGTTGTTTCTAGTTTTGCTAAGTCCTTGAGCGCCTTTTTGGAGCCTTTGTCATTATAGACAGTGACAATGCGTTCAATCAATGTCATTTGTCGCTCTCCTTTTTAGGCGGTCTATTTAGGCGTTCCTGCGCTTTTGCTTCAGCATCCTTAATCGCTTCAAAGATAGCACGCTGCGCAGATTTCTTGTTGTAATCCACTGCCTTGATAAGCGCACGACCTTTATCTTGACCTAAACCTTTTGATGGAGGAATAACTCCATAATACTTCTCCAAGGTTTCGATGAAATCTTGAGAGGCAGTCGGATTAGTTGAGCGAGAACCGCGAGTGCGAGCGCGACTTGCTTTGCTTCCGCGACCAGCAGTTTCAAAGATTGCACCTGCGGCATCTCTTTGCACGATGCCATAGGAATTGCGAAAGCCTGTGCTGTTTTTCTTGCTTGTTGGCGAGGTAGATTTAATTCCCATTTTTGCCTTAGCTGCATCATAAGGAACAAAACTTCCTCGCCCTTCGCCTTGTTGTAGTGGGCCAATCAGACCTGCATTTTTGTTTGCTCTTGCCCATCCTGAAGGATGGATGTCGTAGGGAATATAATCGCGGGCTTGACTGACAATGACTAACAAAACTCTTTTCACTTTACGATCTAAGGCGCGCTTCAAATCAGGATTGAATTGCTCAAGCGCGGCGATGCTTTTGCTCAATCCTTGAATGGTAACTTTGTAATTAGGTGATTGCATTATCTGCTCCGCGCCTTTGCTCGTTCCTTCACATACACAAACATTGCCTCAAGAATGCCATCAGGTGCATCAAGTAATGCCACCGGCGAGATGCCCGACTCCACAGAAAGAGCTGCTATTGAATAAGTCAGGCTATCTCTGTGGATTCGGAAGAAGGGTCGGTCACCAGCGTGACTTCTTCAAGAGTGTCAAGGAAGTCATTGCCGAAAGGTTTGACAACGCGACCATTGTGCTTCATCGCAGACCAAGCCAAGAAATAGATGTGTTCTAGTTTCTGCTCTTCTGCAATTAACTTGGCCAAGCCCTTGCCATACTTCTGCTCAAACTCCACAATGACTCTTGGTCGAAGTGAATAAGTTGCATCAACCTCATCGGTTGTGACAACTCTTATTTTTAATCCATCCATTTTTCCCCCTAGTAGATTTAACTCATTGATTTCGTGATTTCGCCTGAAATTGGCCAAGTCACGCTCGCAGTGGCTAGTGATCCGACAGACCCGTTGAGAGGTGTCCATTCGGCAACAAGCACTGAGAAATTGTATTTCGGATTTGTTGCGCTAACACTTGTGTTGACAGGTCGAACTTCACAGGCAACAGCAGTGCCGAGCAACGGAAAGATTGTTGCCTCAACTGACCCTGATGCGTAGTCCTGGAGAAATTCAAACGAAACTGAATTATCGGCAAGGCCGGCAATCCTGCGTTTCGCAGTATCACCAAAACTCGTCACATCAATAATGTCATAAGCGGTGCTTAAAGTGACACTTGAAATCGATGACGATAAGTCAGTCGATGCAAATGTCACCAAGGCATTATTGAGAACAAGTTTCGGCATATTAGGCGATA